TTTATGTTAAGTATGAAGATAACGAAGATTGCTTTGATAAAACCTTTAACACCAAAGAGAGATGAACGCACTTAACGAATATCCTGCGGCACTTGCTGCATACTCAACAAGGAAATTAAGTAGCACCCATGTAGGGGAGACTTGCAAAAGAGAAATGAGTGGCTATATTTCTACTTGGTACGACCAAAGTGGTAATGGTAACGATGTTCATTGTTCTTTTGAGACAGAAACAAATTCAGCACTTTGGGACTTGCGCTATGAAATGGCTCAAGAATTTCTCGACATTGCCCTTGAGATGGGGTTAGAAACGGAAATTAAGTTTCCCACTTGTGTAGTTCAGACAGGCTTCGAGACTGCTGTAATTAACACAAACACCAAAGAGAGATGAAAATAGAACTAGCCCGTCAATCAAATAGCCATAGCGAATACAATAAGTATATCGCCACAACCCGAAAGGGTAGACAGATTCCAATCTACGCAAAGAACTCTACCAATGCTAGGTACAAAGCAATGTTCGGATTGGTAATCAATTTAGTAAGTCCAACAATCGCCGCATTCTTAGTAGTTATTTACTTTGCAGTAGTTGCACACTTTTTCAAAGACAATGGGATTATCTTTGCCAGTTCCATTGTGATCCCGGCTTTGATTGTAAGAGTATTGTCAAAATTTTCTTGAAGTTTTAAAACTAAAGAAAAATGACTGATGAAGAAAAAGGCACAGCTGCATTCGTTATGAGTGTACTAATGATTATCTCTTTTATCTTTGGCTTGTTGCTCGGTTATACTTCAGCATAAGCACTCATAGCTCAATTGGATAGAGCATCAGCCTTCTAAGCTGAGGGTTCAAGGTTCGAGTCCTTGTGGGTGTACCAGGCCGGGTGATGAAATGGTAGACATGAGGGACTTAAAATCCCTTGAGCATTGTGCTCGTGCGGGTTCAAGTCCCGCTCCGGCTACAACTAAATCTTAATATGGAAACATTATCACGTGAAGACGTTCAGAAGCAAGCATTAGATTTATTAAATCAGAATAAAAGATGCGGCTTAGGTATATCAATGGGTGTTGGTAAGACACGTATTGCTATACAACATATACTAAAAAACTACAATCCCTTACAAAGCTTACTAGTGGTTGTACCTAAGTTATCTATCAAGGAATCCTGGATAGATGAGCTTAACAAATTAGAGGTTCATGATAGGTTGATCGAACACATTGAGTTTACTACATACCTATCCCTTAATAAGAAGAATCCTCATGACTATGACACAGTGTATCTTGACGAGTGTCATAGCTTATTAGAATCACACAATACTTTTCTATCTGTATTCAACGGACCTATTGTTGGTCTAACTGGTACACCTCCTCGCAGAAGAAGTTCTCCAAAGTATCGTATGGTAAACAAATATTGTCCCATCAAGTTTGAGTTCTCGGTAGATGAAGCTACAGATAGTAAAATCTTAAATGATTATCTAATCGTAGTGCACAATCTTCGTCTGTCAAAACTCAAGACATTCAAGAAGAAGAATAAACAAGGTGGTTTCTGGTTTACGTCAGAACAAAAAGACTATGAGTATTGCACAGAGCGTGTTATTACAGCTAACACACCTAAGCAAACTCAGTTTGCATCTATCATGCGGATGAGAAGCATCATGTCATATCCTACTAAAGAAGAATATGTGAAGTCATTCTTAAAGAGTGTAGATCATAAGTGTATTGTTTTTGCTAATACACAGGATCAAGCTGATAGAATGTGTAGTCATAGTTATCATTCTGGTAATGCTAACTCTGATCATAACTTGGAACTCTTTAGTGATGGTAGAATAGATAAACTCTCTTGTGTTCTACAGTTATCTGAGGGTGTAAGTATACCTAATCTAAAAGAAGGCATTATAATGCATGCTTATGGTAATGAGAGAAAAACATCTCAAAGGATTGGTAGACTGCTCAGATTAAATCCAGATGATAGGGCAACCTGTCATATCTTATGTTATAAAGACACAATTGATGAGCACTGGGTCAATACAGCTCTCAAGAATTTTGATAGTAACAAAATCAAATACGTAAATATCTAAGCTATGATCTTAAAAGATTATGGAATATGGCTCGCTAGTCTCAGTCACAGAGAACTTAGAGCTGAAAGAGATAATTTGCAATCTATAGTATCTGTCAATAATGAAATATCTAAGGATACTAAGAATATTTCAAAAGCAAAGCTTAAAGTCCTAACGGATTTTATTAGTTCTAAAGTTTAAACCTTAATTAAAACAAGATGGATAACATCCTACTAAAGAACATAGTCAACAGGCATTTTAAAGTGGATCTTGATAGTAATAGCAACGATCCTGTAATCTTTGCTGCTCGTAGTGTATACTCTGGTATTGCTAAATCTTATTCTCTAAGAGTAACAGAGATAGGCAGATCTATTAATAAAAGTCACTCTTGCATTGCGCGGTATCTTAAAAATGCAGACTACCGTTTGAACAATGATCTAGAGTTCACTAAGAAATACAATGATTGTCTTAAGGAATATGAGAATGATATTCCTGAAGACTCTTCAGAGAGATCACTAAACTCTGAGTTGGCTGAGCAAAATAATAACTTGCAGAATGCCAACAGAGAACTTAAAACTAAAGTTGCCTATCTAAATACAGTTGTAACTGATCTTGAGAGACATATAAATTCTATGAAACTCAAAGGACTTTATGGAGATATTGACAGGTTCCGTGATATCATTGACTTACTTAAAGAAAGAGTCAGTGAAGGTCAAGAGAAAGATGCCTACAATAGAATTTTAAGAACTCTAAATAGCAGGGGTCTTAAGTTTTATAACACTCATACTGATACTTTTAAATCATGGTAGAGCAAGACAACCGCACACCACTAGAAATAGTGGAAGAAAAATATCCTGTGACACTGGAAGCCTTCAGAGATATACAAGCTGAACAGCTCGAACTCTTTGCTAAAAAGATGTTGGACTACGGGCCCCGTAATATCACTCTTGGTAGAGACATGTCACAAGAGGATAACAAAACCATGAGCCTGCAGAATATATGGCTTCGTATGAGTGATAAGATGGAGAGGATGCTAAACCTGCTGTGGAAGCATGTAAAACCTCAGAACGAGCCCATAACAGATAGCTGGCTCGACATCTCTAATTACTCTATCATCTCACTAATTATTAATCGCAATAAATGGGGAGAGTAATGGGAATGATGAAAAGAGTTTATATGGAAAGTCTACAGCAGGAACAAGATGATCCTGCTGTAGAACAGTTCTTTCCTGTACAAGAAACATGTCCAAGTTGTTTGAATAAACAACTTCTCCGTACTAAAGATGAAGCATACTGTGAGAGATGCGGGCATTCTTTTATTTATGTAAAAGATGAGATCCGCTATAAGTAGGTTATCAATCAAACTTTCTTATATTAATATATAAGATCCTTACAACTAAATGGAATCAGTGAAAACATTTTTAGTAGAAGCTCAGCCTATTCTTTTTACAATAGGCTTAAGCTTATTTATTGCTACGGCGAGTCTGGTCATTACTATATTTGCTATACGCAGTATAACCAAAGAGTGTATGAATGAAAAGTGATTTCTTTGCTAATGCCATAATCAAGCAAGGTGAAGTTCACTTCCCTATAAAAGCCCAGGAAACAAGATATAAGAACTTCCTTAGTGAGTTCCCTGATGATACTCGAGTAGAAATATTTGTAAGTTTAAATACAGGTAAGGGTAGTAATGCTCAGCTTGCCAAGATTCATGCCATGTGCAGGGAAATAGCAAATGAGATAGGCTATACCTTTGAAGAAACTAAACTACAAGTAAAAAGAAAAGCCGGGCTATGTATTACTAAAAATGGTACAGAGTACTGCAAATCCTTTAGCAAGTGTGATAGCTCAGAGCTTAGCCTTGTTATACAGGCTTGTATTGAGATTGGAGATTTTAATGGAATGCAATTAAGATAGTGCGCTCCGCATAGCTTGGTCAATCTCAGCCATCTTTTTAAATGCTGCATCTTTATCTCCTTCCAGGATTAGCTTGAGTGATTCTTTAAGTTCTTCTTTAGAAACTTTCATCTCAACTTCCTTATGAAGCTTTTGATCAATAGCATTATACTTGAACATCTGATGCAAAGCAAAGATTGTATACATATGAGTCTCTAGAGGAGAGAGTTCTGGTTCTTTACCACCAATGATCTCCTCAAATTTTCTAAAAGTATCAGGAATTGTCTTAGGGTCCTCAACAAGCTCAGTAATAAAATACATGAGCAGATTTTCTAATCCCATGATAAAGCTAGTATTGACTTTTAGATTCTCAATATTTTTTGAGAAGTCATATGTAATTGTCTTATTATCTTCCGCCATGACTAAGTATTTACTCAAAGATACCACTTTATGATTAACATTCAAGATAAGAAAGATCACTACGTGTCTTTATTTGAAGACACTGATTGGACTTTCATACATGAATACTTGCAGTCTTCTAAGTTTGATGATATTATTGTCAAGCTTGTAGAGCAAGTAGAGCAGGGTAACCGTTTTACCCCTAAGTACAAGGATATGTTTAACTCATTCCTTGCATGTCCATATAAAGATGTAAACGTTATCTTTGTTGGACAGGATCCATACCCTCAGTTAGATGTAGCTGATGGTATTTCTTTCAGTTGTTCTAAGACTAACAAAGAACAACCCTCACTGAGATACATATTCAATGAGCTGCAAAGACAGTATCCTAATGCTACACGAGATTGTGATTTAAGCAGATGGTCTAAGCAAGGGGTGTTAATGTTAAATACAGCTCTTACTGTCCAAGTAGGAAAGATTGGATCACACTATAGTATTTGGCGTGACTTCAGTCATTATCTCTGCAAAGAGTTAAACAAACGGAGTGATTTAATTACAGTTCTTCTTGGTAAGAAAGCTGAAGAGTTTGAAATTATCTTAAAAGATACACAGATTTTAAAAGTTCCACATCCTGCAGCAGCTGCATATAAAGGTGGTGTATGGGACTCTAAGAATTTGTTTATAAGAATAAATGAAATGTTAGAAGCACAGAATAAATCTACTATCCAATGGTAAAACATGAAGAAGCTATTGACATTGTTGATAAGTTCACAAAAGATCTACATGATTTTGTTGACGACATTAATAAGAAGTATGGATACTCTATAACTTTAGCTCTAAAGAATAAAGATATAGGACCAAAGGTTCTTAGTCTTCCAGATCTTCATAGAATTATTATTGAGGTAGCTGTAGAGCAACATCCTTATGTATTAAAGGACATGAGCTTCAAGACTAGAAAAGAGCCAGCTATAACATATCAGCATTACTTTACTCACATTGCATTTTATAAGCTGAGGTATAGTAAAACTGATATTGGTTTATATCTTAATAAGAAGACGCATCATACCATTCTTCATTCAATCCGAAGATGTGAACAGTATCTACAGGTTGATAAGAAGTTTATTGGTATCTATAACTTAATTCTAAGAAAAATAGAAAACTATGTGGGAACTATTCCGGAAGATGGATCGCTTAAATCTGAGTCCAAATCAATGTCTTCTACTCTTTAGCATACATAATAAGGTAACTCCTTCTGTATATACTGAGTTTGATTTAGATGCTTTAAGAAAACAAGGATATCTAAAAGATAATAAAATCACAGCAGAGGGCTCAAAGGTTATCAATGAGTTAGATAATTACTTTTCCATAAAGAAAAAGAAAACTACAAATGAGCTCATTGGTGTTGATGGGGTTACAGCTATCAAGCAGTATCGTGAAATATTTCCTGCAGGTAAGCTACCTAGTGGGGTACCTGCCCGTAACAATGTAAAGATCTTAACTGAAAACTTTAGATGGTTTTTTAGTGAACATGATTATACATGGACAGAGATTTTACAAGCTACTCGGATGTATGTCAATGAATACAGAGATAAAGAATATCTGTATATGCAGAATAGTCAGTACTTTATATCCAAGCAAGATAAGCATAAGGTTAAGACCTCTAAGCTAGCTGACTACTGTGATATGATTCGGGATGGTGTAACCACAGAAGAAGAACACTTTAAAGAGAAGGTAGTATGAGTAACATTGAACAGGCTTGGAATGGGCAACATACCGCATTCCAGGATGCTCTTAAGTATATGCTTAATAGGCAAACCGGTAAAGAGAAATCAATCTATACCCCATGGCCTAAGTTCAATGATGCTACTACTGATGGTTTAGAGTGGAATACACTTACTGTTATTGGCGGAAGACCAGGTGCAGGTAAAACCTTAATGAAAGATCAGATGGTTCGTGAGTCTTTCATTCTTAATCCTGAAGATAACTTTAGAGTATTAGAGTTTCAGTTTGAGATGGTTGGTAGAACCTCTGCTATCAGAGAGTTTAGTTCTATCACTGGTAAAACTTATAAAGAGTTATGTTCTGCTGGTAGTACACTAAGCAGTGATATACTTAATAAGTGTCATCAGTATGCTAAAGATAGAGTTAAGTACCCTGTAGATGTCATATCGAAGCCTATGTCTGTTAACCAGATGCGGGATCAGATTGATATGTATATGAACTATCATAAGGGTAAAAAGACAATCATTACTTTAGATCATACTATACTTGTTAAGAGAGCGCCATACCAACATAGTACATTAGATATGCTCTTTGAGCTGGGTGAGTTCTTTACTCAGTGTAAAAGAGATTATCCTTGTTTGTTTATTGCTATGTCACAGCTTAATAGGAATATAGACAATCCGGATAGAGCTGTAGATGGCAAGTATGGAAACTATATTCTTGAGTCTGACATCTTTGGTTCAGATGCTATGTTACAACATGCTGATACTCTGATTGGTATCAATAGGCCAGCTAAACAGAAGATTAGATTCTATGGCCCTGATAGATATATTATAGAAGATGACAGAACATTAGTTCTGCACTTCTTAAAAGCACGTAATGGAGATACTCGCATGAGTTTCTTCAAAGCTGCTTTTGAAAAAATGGAAATACATGAAATGGAAACACCTTTAACACAAGAAAGAAGATGAGCCCAGTAGAAAGAAAACAAAAAGTAGCAGCTCTGCGAGAAGAGCATGAAGATTACTTCCAGACTATTGGTAATATCAATGCACTATTCATTCCCAAGATGGCTTATAGACCAGTGGGTATGGATGACTTACACATTAGTTTCTTTCCCAGTGAATTACAGAAAGAAAGTGATATCTATACTGAATTTGTGAGTATAGATTATGATTCCGAGGATCCAAAAAGAACATTATATTTGCTTAAGCACAACCCTAATTGGAGCAAATATAAGATTGTCACATCCAGTTCCGGATTTGAAAGACATCTTGTTCCGGTTAAGGATCTGATAGCAATTAATGATGTTGTTACCAGGAATAAAGAGACCAATGCTTTTAATACACAGACAGCTTTGGATCTCCCAAGTCCTGATGAAAGATCTATTGTAGATGTATTGATTGGTATTGAGAAAGCACTGTTGAGTATAAATGAAAAACTAAACAAGTAATGGCGCAAAGCACATTAATTATAGCCGAATCAGGCTCTGGTAAATCAACTTCTATTAGGAATCTTGATCCTAAAGAGACTTTTATTATCAACATTGCTAACAAACCGTTACCTTTTAAAGGATGGAAGAGTAAGTATACTCAGATATCTAAAGACAATCCTAAGGGTAATATGACTTCAGCTTCTAGTTCCGCAGGAATTATTAAAGCAATGAATCATGTTAATGATAATATGCCACATATCAAGAACTTAGTTATTGATGACTGGCAGTATATGAGTTCATTTGAATACTTTGATAGGGCAAATGAAAAAGGCTATGATAAATTCACTCAGATAGCTTCTAACCTGGCTCAGGTTGCTAAAATGCCAAAAGATCTGAGAGATGATTTGTATGTGTTTTTCTTAACCCATTCAGAAGATTCAACTGATGTCAATGGCCATCGTAAGGTAAAGGCAAAGACAATCGGTAAGATGATTGATAATGCTCTGACTTTAGAAGGTCTGTTTTCTATAGTCTTGTTTGGTAAAGTTATCAAGCAAGAGGACGGTACTCTAGAATATGTCTTTGAGACAGTAAACAACGGAGAGAATACCTGTAAATCACCAATGGGAATGTTTGAAGAAAACAAGATCCCAAATGATCTTCAGTATGTAAGAGATTGCATAACGAAGTTTGATGAATAATTCAATTAATTAATTATGTTTAATACAAAAGACATGTCTGCTGGGTCAGGCAAAGTAAAACCTGTAATCTCTACAGGTAACCAGGTTATCAAAATCAACTCTATAACCTTTGATCAAACTCCTTATGATAAGGATGCCTACAACATCACATTGCATGTTGAGAGCGAGCCTGTAAAGGGTGAGTTCCAAGGATTTCTTAAGGATGTGAATGACCCTAATGGCCCACGTTATGAAGGTCAAGTTGGTAGGGTAAGATTCTCTCCTTATCCCTATAAAGATGCAACGCTACCATCAGGTAGAGAAGTTAAGCGAGATACTGAGGTTCTTAGGGCTATGGTATATCTAGGTGAAGTTCTTGGAAAGAGAGAAGAGCTAGATATGGTTGAAGCTAATACCATTGAAGAGTTCATGAATTCTTGCAACTCTTTGTTTAGCAACAGTGAGTTTATCAATGCATGCATTGGTGCTCGTGAATGGGAAAACAAAGAAGGTTACATCAACAATGATTTCTTCTTACCTAGAATGTCTAAAGATGGTATTCCATTGGAGGCTCTCAATGTAGAGAACTCTAGACTTCTCAAGTTTGATAAAGCTAGCCATGTTAGAGAAGCTCAAAAGAAGCAGTCTCCTGCTGCAAATAACTTTGAGCCAGCTACATCTAACACTGGTGATGACTTTGATCTCTAATATAATGGGGGCTTCGGCCCCCTTTTTATTATGCTCAATACAAAGAATCTTATTATAACCATAGAGAATGTTCCGAGCTATTGGGTATTCCAGTATTATCTAAACCTAGATGAGGAATTAACTGGTCAGGATGTAAAGATTAAATCAATCTTCAATCCGTCAGAAAGAACACCAAGTATGTGTTTGTATGTAGACAGCGCTCTTAATCCAGATGGATCAAAGAGTAATCAGTATGTCTATAAAGATTTCTCTACAGGTAAGTTCGGCAACAAGATAAACTTAGTAATGCATCTATTAAATATCAGCTTTCCAAATGCAGTTGATAAGATTATAGATGATTACAATAAAAGTGATGCAAAAGGATCCAGTAATAAACCATTTAAAGTTCAGAATAGATGGAAGGTTGATTTTGTAAAGGAGAGATCCTGGAATCAACAAGACGCTAAGTTCTGGCTACAGTTTAATATTGGTGCTACATTACTTGATAAGTATAATGTTAGAGCTCTCGAGTATTATAATCTAGTACTTGAGAATGATAGTAGTGTTGAGACTCAAAAGATCACTAATAACAACATTTACGGTTACTTCACTAAAGATGGTGATGTATTCAAGATCTACAGACCCTTTAGTAGAAAGCATAAGTTCTTTAAAGTAAAGTCTTATCTGCAGGGTTTAGATCAGCTTGAGTATAAGAATCCTTACCTAGTGATATGTTCATCTTTAAAAGATGCGATGTGCCTAAAGAGTATGGGTTACAATGTAGATGTTATTAGTCCAGATAGTGAAAACACTGTAATCAAACCTTATATTATTGAGAATTTAAAACTGAAGTATCAAAAGGTTATCAGTCTATTTGATAATGATACAGCAGGTGCTACAGCAATAGAAAAGTATCACCAGCTTTATGGAATCAATGGCTTTGCTTTACCCTTATCTAAGGATATTTCAGATGCTATGAAAGAACACGGTTTTAATAAAGTTCACAGTGAACTAAAGCCCTTGTTAAAGAAAGCAATATATGGAAAATAAGAAATGGTTCATTCCCTTTAACGTACCAAGTAGTAAGAACGGCAGAAGATGGACGGGTAAGTATTTTATTTCTAGTAAGACAGTAATGAATTACAGAAAGAACACAAAACCTTTCTTTGAACAACACGCTTCTGCATTCCGAGAAGAGTATGATAAATATGAGAAACCAGTTAAGATAGGCTTCACCTTTATAAGAGGTAGTAGGCATAAGTTTGATTATATCAACCCCGCACAAACCGTACAAGATGATATGGTAAAGCACGGATGGATAGAAGATGACAATGCAGACTGTATTATACCAGTATTTGAAAGGTATACTTATAATAAAGAAGAGCCTGGAGTGTACATAGAAATTCTAGAGAATGACAATAGTCGAGTTTGATCACCTTATCAAGATGCTAAAATCATCAGATAATGATGATTGTAATATTGCAAAGGAGAATATCAAAAATCTTAAGTTAGATTTTATACCCTGCCTTTTAATTGCTAAAGGTTTAGCTCTAGAATCTAGATCTGATTTTCTTAAGTATCTAGATGCAGAGATGCAAATTGATTTGCGTTATATAGATATGCGTTTTCATGAGATCTATAAAATGATTAAAGAAAACGGCAGTAAAGAAGAGAATAAAATCTTATTTAAGTATTTATTAGAGCAGGCAATGCAAAAATATTATGCAGATATCTATACTTTCTGTAATAAAATTGATGTTAGCATACAATGGTAAACATAGCAGAACAGCTTGCAAGGACAAGCAAAAGTTTAATCTTTACTGAGCCCTTTTACGGGCTCTTTTTAGTTGGTCTTCAAAAAACTTTTAGTGATAAAATACCTACAGCAGGTGTATCTAAAAGTGGTATTGGTGTCAAGCTAACTATCAATAGTGAATTCTTTAGCAATCTATCTGAAAATCATCGGAAAGGTTTGCTAAAGCATGAGTTATTGCATATATCTTTTGGTCATCTGATTACACGTGATAAGTATCCAGATAAGAAGCTATTCAATATTGCTGCAGATCTAGAAATCAATCAATATATTGATGCTAGTGATCTGCCTGAAGGCGGTATAACAATGAATAGTTTTCCAGAGCTTAAGCTTGATACTAGAGCCGGTACAGATTACTATTATGAACAGCTTCAGCAAGCTCAGAAAGATGGTAAGTCTCCAAGTTTAGATAATCTTCTAGATCAGATGGACGGTAATAGTCAATATGATCATTCTACATGGGATGATTTTGATGAGCTACCTGAAGCTGATAAGAAGCTTATAGAAAAACAGGTTGAACATCAGCTTAAAGAAATAGCTGAGCAAACTGAAAAGCGTCAAGGTAATATACCTGGAGAGCTTTCTGGTTTAATTGAAAGACTCCGCCATGTTGAACCACCTAAGTTTGACTGGCGAGGATATCTCAAGAGATTTGTTGGTAATTCTACAGTAAGCTACACAAAGAAGCTTAGAAGGAAATACAATAAGCGTTACACAGAGAATCCAGGTCTTAAGATTAAGTTCAAGAATCACATACTTGTTGGTGTAGACACATCAGGATCTGTTAATAATGATGAGCTTAAAGAATTTATGAGCGAGCTCACTCATATGCATAAGACAGGTCATAAGATTACAGTTGCACAATGTGATACTAAGATTAACTCTATAGAAGAATTCAATCCTAAAAAGGATTGGGAGATAAAAGGTAGGGGTGGTACTTTCTTCCAACCCGTAATAGATCACTTTAATGATCATGGCAGATACACTGCGCTTATATATCTAACAGATGGTGAAGCATCAGCACCAGAGAACTGTCCTAAGAATACCTTATGGGTTCTTAGTAGTATCTCTGATATGAATGATGATCTACCAGGAAGAGTAATTAAACTAAATTAAAAAAGAATGGCACAAGTTAATTTGAACATTGATGAGGTAAAGGATTTTGTAAACCATGTCATTAACAATAACCGCTATCTACAAGAGCAGGGCAAGCTCCCCGTATCTATAGAAATTGTAGGTGAATCCGGTATCGGTAAAACTTCAACTGTTGTAGAGCTTGCAAAGGAGAACAACCTCAACTTTGTAAAGCTGAATCTTGCACAGATCGAAGAACTAGGTGACCTCGTTGGTTTTCCTGTACGTCAGTTTCAGATGTACAAGGAGGTCAAGGTAGCACCTAAGACTAAGGACATCAACTTTACTTCTGCTGATGCTGAAGCAATGGTTGCTTCTAAGATGGCTACTACCAAGAAGGTAGGTCAGTGGGTTGATGAGCTTGCTGTTGCTGAGTATCTAAAGAACGGATACAAGATGACAGGTAAGAACAGGATGTCTTACTGTGCGCCAGAATGGATTGCAGATAAGAAGGATGGCGGCATCCTACTTCTTGATGACTGGAATCGTGCAGATGTAAGATTCATCCAGGCTGTTATGGAATTGATTGACCGGCAGACATACATCTCATGGTCATTGCCAAAGGACTGGCATATCATTCTAACCAGTAATCCAGACAATGGAGACTACATGGTTAACAGCATTGACAGTGCACAGAAGACGCGTTACATCACGGCTAATCTAAAGTTTGATGTCAACGTATGGGCTCGTTGGGCAGAAGAAGCTGGTATTGATACTCGTTGTATCAACTTCTTGCTCTTACACCCAGAGCTTGTAACACAAGAAACAAATGCAAGATCTATCACTACATTCTTCAATGCTATCTCTAGCTTTGATTCATTTGAAGATAACCTCACTATGATTCAAATGATTGGTGAGGGCTCTGTTGGTGACACATTTGCTTCTATGTTCACAACCTTTATTAATAACAAGCTTGACAAGCTTGTCACTCCCACAGATTTGATGACTCATGATAATGAATCATATATCCTTGGTGAGCTGAGAGGTTGTATTGGTAAGGATGATAGCTATCGTGCAGACATTGCATCTACATTAGCAACACGCCTGGCCAACTTTGCTGTTGTCTACTCTAAAGACAACACTATTACACCGAAGATTACAAATCGTTTGATTTCACTGTGTACAAAAGATTACTTCACAAATGACTTGAAGTATCTGATTGTACGCACAATCTTCAATGGTAACAAGCAGAAGTTTAACAAGATGATGATGAATCCAGACATCATCAAAATGACCATGAAGTAAAATGGCAAGTAAATCTGTTTATCAGGACTTTGATCCTGCAGGATTGAAACACTTTGGATTGTCAACTGCCCCTGTATATGGGGTAGTTGATAACCAAAGAACTCAAGTACATAATGTAATTGTATCCAATGATGAGGATGCTTATAATAAAATAAGAAAAACTCTTAGTAAGCCTAATACCACGGTATCTAGTATTAAGAGTCTACCTAAGAAGCAAAAAGCTTTCATGCTTCCTTTGTCTCCAGTATCATTGAGTCGTGCTAAAGCAGCATGTAAGGCTGCTAATATGACTCTTGTTAGTGATTATAAAGCGGCAGATGTTATCATCACTCATGACAAGTTTCATGATAAACATAGCCATGGTAACAAGATACCTAATACACTTCTGATGTCTAGGCTCTGGAATTATGAGACTATAACAAGCTCAAAAGATCAAGTGCCTGTAGTTGAATCATTCTATAGAGATACAGGTCGATCTGTAATATGTGACCTGACTGACATACAAGCATGGAGAGTAAACCAAGGAACTTCTATATATGAGGGTTGGCTGTTTACCGGTATGGCTGTAAATATAGCTTTTCGTATTGCTGCAATGAATGTAAGTTGTATCAAGGCTGATGACTTAATTCGTGAGGCTATATTAACTCAACCAATTACTGAGGAGCTTATCCAGGATCTAGCAAATCAGATTAAGAGCGGTGATCCGGATACTGTTAACCTTGCTGGTATGATCTTACCTACCGTTGACTATACTTCAAATCTCCATCTACTGTGGAAGTTTGCTCAAGATGTTGGAGATAAGACATATTTATATAATAGAAGTAAGGATGTTAAAGCTTGGATACAGGCTTCAAAATTCAATACATTCTATTATTACACAGCTCAGCAAATGATTCTATATCTTGAAAAAGAAGGTAAGTTAGACAGTACATCCTTCAGATATCTAGAGCCTATAGTAAGAAAAGATATAAAGATCTATAACCGGGATCTTTATGTATTCAAAGTAGAAGTTAAACCACGATATAAAGAGTATCTCAAATGAATAAAGATATATATGCACTAAGGATTGAATTTCAATATGGTCCTCAGTCAACAATTGAAGATTTCTCTATTGAGAGAATAGGTAGAGTTCTTGACATATCTCAAGACTTTGATGATTTCTTTGATAGTTTAGTTATTGCAAAGCCAACAATTGCTGAGCTTAAGGATAAAAAGATATACCGATATCCTAAAATAAATCTACCTAGAAATAAAGTAGATATTTTAAAGGCAGCTACAAATCTTGAGGTTACTAGAGATGCTGATAAGGCTGACTTTCATATTATATCAACCAAGATTCTTCGGAGTTATATTGACAATCATTGGATACCTACGCAAACATCAGTTAAATCTTTTCTAGAGCATTTAAAATCCAAGTCTTTATCAGATAAAGATTTATCGGTTATGACTGTTGATATATATAATAAGATAATTAGTGCTCTTAGTGCTTTAGATCCAAGTAGCATCTTGAGAATTAAAATGCCTATAGGTTGGCATTTTAAACGTAATCACCCAGATGCAGCAGACTTTTGTGATTGGATTGATGGAGTTACAAATGGTAAGTTTATGAACTACGTCAAAGAAAAAAATGAAAATAAATTTGATTCTATAATCACCAGTAAGACTAATATCCAAGACACACATCTTATTAGGCTGTCCAATGAAAAGTTAACTATCATTGATGAAACTCAGTTTAATAGCTTAGAGAGCATGATTCGGAGTAATGATCCAGATAATACAACTATGGCTCTTGAGATCATGGCAAATTGTAATACACAAAAGTCTTTAGACTATGTCGGTTATCTTTTTTACTTCCATTATAATTATTTAAAAGAAGCAAGTAACTGGAATAGCTCTAATGTTAAAGCATTCAGAAAAAATCTAGACTCTTTTAAACCTATGTATAGCAGCATGGCTCAAGCTCGTTACTTTGATGGTTATCTTAAGATCTTGACTAAGCATAACTATCTTACAGAGTGGGCTTTTAAAAAGTCAGCTAAGTCAATGCTTGAAGATACCTTAAAACATTTTGGTATTAATCAAGGTTTCTTTACTATTAATCTTGAAGACATTAAGATTAGTGAGAAGTATAAGGATAAACTTATCAAGCATCAATCAGGTGAGGATATTATAAAAGAGTTAACTTTAGATCCTCTAGATAATTTACCTTTTTAATATGGCTTTTATCATTCTTAAGTCTAATCCAATGGTACAACAGACAGTCATTGTTAATGACTCAGAAGGAATACCAATGGAATGGGATTCACGACAAGAAGCTGAATCTATGGCTCAATTATTTCAAGCAAACTCCAATCATAACTGTACCTATAAAGTAGTAGGTATAGCGGAACCCTTGAATGATTAAGTTACAAAAGACTAAAACTCTTGTAACTAAGGACAATAATAATAGTGCTAACTGCATTGCCCCTAATCTCATCTACGGATGCTTTGGAGGTTGCGTTAGCACTTATTGTTATATGTCTAGATATAATGAGGATCGTGTATATGTCAATACCAACGTTGATGACATATTTAACTCTGTTGTAGAGTGGGAAAAAGAGTACACTAAAGTACCAGATCAGCAAGATCCTCGCTGGACTATGGTAGATATAGCTTGTAACACTGACCTAGTGTTGATGCAGAAACATCTACCAGAGCATCTAATGGATTATCTCAAGCGTTATGATGATCATCCTACATTGAACTCAACAATGGCTACAAAGTATCCTGGTTTACTTAAGATTCAAGTGAATCATTTCAATAAGAAGCCTCGAGTAAGAGTTAGTTTGATGCCGCAGGTATACTCCGATGTACTAGAACCTAAGATGCAGAAGATAGATTCTCGTATTAAAGACATTAATCGGCTCAAGCAATTAGGTTGGGAAGTACATTGTAATTATAGTCCTGTTGTCTTCTATCCAGGATGGGAGAAACATTATGATGATCTGTTTGCCCAAGTAAAAGAACACGCCGGGGTTAATAAATGTGAAGTTATAGCACTTACTAACCATGCCAATCAGATGGCTCGTTCTTCTGCAGAAGCTCAAGAGTTAATGAAGTATAGTGATGAGATAAAGAATAAACAAGGGATCATGAGATACCCTTTAAGTTACAAGTATAAGCTACTGGATAAGTTTAAAAAGATTTACAGCCAGTACTTTCCTTTAGACACTATACGGTATATATTCTAGTGTTCAATATACATATGATTATGAATTGCTAAGATGTTACATGTTGGTACTTCACATACAGTTTTCTCAGCAACATAATCATTAGAGGCACAGCTCGTTAGAAAAAATGAGATAAAAATTAACTTCTTCATAAGATATTAAATTTATTTTAATCTAATGTAAAGTTAATGTAAAGTTTTAATAAATCCAAAAATGAGTAAAGAAGCAGAAGAGAAGTTCTACAACAAGGACTTTAACTTTAGTTATTCTTCATTGAATAAACTTTTATTTTCCCCGTCTTTGTTTTACAAAGATTATATACTAGAAGAGCGTGAGATCAAAACAGACAAGCACCTAGTTGAAGGTAAGCTTGTACACTGTCTTGTATTTGAGCCAGAGAATCTTTCTAAGAAGTTCAATGTAGTACCGGAGAAAACACCTACAGATAGTACTAGGAAGATACTTCATAAGATGTACAAGAAAGATAGTAAGGCAGACCTGATGACTGCAGATGATCTTATTCTTGAGACATTGAGAGAAGAGAATTTACATCAGAAGCTTAATGAAGATTCAGCTAGACTTAAAAAGATTCAGAGTGAAGAAGCTAATATCTATTGGAAGTTCATAGCAAACCCTAATATAGATGTTATAGATCAAGATACATTAGCTAAGTGTACTAGATATGCTGATATCATTAAGAGTAATGAAGCTGTATCAGAACTTCTAGCTGTCACAGAAACAGACTTTGAACTGGATCCAGTACAGACACATACTGAAAAGTGGTTAAGTGCAGATCTTGAAGATCGTGAGTTTGGTCTCCATGGTATCGTTGACTTCTATAAAATTGACTCTGAAAGTAAGACTATCACTATCTGTGATTTAAAAACTACAGGTAAAACAATTGCTGACTTTGGTGAGACAGTTGAGTTCTATAACTATTGGTTACAAGCTGCTATCTATACTTACCTGGTTATTAATAATATAGATACAGCTTTCAAAGACTTCCAAATTTTATTTAAGTTTGTAGTCATAGATAAGTATGAGCAAGTCTATGTCTTTGACGTCCGTGATGAAACCTTGAGTAGCTGGGGTGTAAGATTATTTGATAATATAGCCCGAGCTAACTACCATTATACCAAGAAAGATTATAGCTTGCCTTATGACTTTTTAAGTGGTCAGGTAGTATTGTAACATGAAGTTTGTATACACACAATATTTTCAAAAGAGTAAGGTATTCTTATACCCTCTGCTCAAACTGAAGAAGGGTATACCTTTCGTCCCAGTAGAGACATACGTCTGCTGGGATGGGGTATACGGTATAGATGACTTTAAATATCTATGTGTATATCATTCTGATAGAAATGACAAGTTCTTAGAGTTTGAAAGCTCTTACTTGCTAGATCATAAAATGCTAGATAATAAATTTAGTATTGATAAAGACAGACAGTTATATGTGTTTAATCTGAAAGGATACAAGTATGACTTCCAAAGATTTCTCGAGGGTAAGTATTCTAAGTTCTCTATGGGTGCTCAGAGTCTGAT